TACCTTTCAGATACTCTTTTGAGCCATCAGCATTTTTTAGTACGAGGTCATTTGCTTGTATCTTTAAGTTTCCAGTGCCGTTATCAAGAATAACGCTGTCAGAAGCATCATGGTAAATCTGTAGGTCAGAGCCAGCACCGAAGATGGCTTTTGAACTATCAGCAAAGGTAATGTCATCGCCAGTACCTACGGCAATGTCTGTACCGCCGGTAGTGTTACCGTTGCCAAGGACTTCAGATAGAGCATCAGCCGTAGCAACCTGAGCATCTACATAAGCCTTAATAGACTGCTGAGTAGCCAACTGTGTAGCTGAGTTAGACGCCATATTGTCTTCATCAAGTACAGCCGTACCTGATACACCTGTGTTTAGTACAGCAGATGTCAGTGTTTTGTTAGTCAGTGTGTCAGTGGTTGCACGACCTACCAGCGTATCCGTAGAGGTCGGAAGTGTGATCGTACCTGTGTTACTGATTGTGCTAATAACAGGTGCAGTCAGAGTTTTATTGGTAAGCGTCTGTGAGCCAGTAAGAGTTGTAACGGTAGAGTCAATAGCAAAGGTAACAGCATTACCTGAGCCAGACGTATCAATACCAGTGCCGCCAGTGAAGGTCATGGTTTCGCTGTCTAGGTCAATACTAAGCGCACCACCAGAGTCAGCTTGGAAGTCTAGGTCTTGTGCAGTGACTTGTGCGTCAACGTAAGCTTTTACGGACTGCTGTGTAGGAACCAGAGTTGCACTGTTAGACGACATATCGTCTTCGTCAACGAATGCAGTAACACCAATGGTTCCATCAGAAATAGTTTCAAAAGTCAGGGTTCCGGTAAACGTCGGCCCTGCGGTATCTGCTTTAGTTGCAATAGCTGTAGAGATTGCATCGAACTCGGTTTCAAATTCAGAACCCCGAATAATCTTTCCCGAGTCACCCGTCGGCAACGAGTCTTTAGCTTCAAAGTCTGTGGTCTTAGTGTAGTTAGACATCTGAGGTTCCTATAGCAGATAGAAGAAGAAAAGCCCCCCGAAGGGGGCCAGGTATCATTACTCAGCGATTGCGAGTACGAAACCAGCTTCAGGACGGTATACCTGAACACCGTACAGGCAGTCAGCCGTGTACAGAGTCGAGAGGTATTCCTGCTTGTACTGAGTCTGTGAACGTACAGCCTGCTGTTCTGCCATGACGATAGCGTCAGTGTGGAACAGAAGTGCCGCACGAGTATCGATAGAAGACGCAGTGTTGTCAGCCGCCGCTTCGATAGTTCGGCAGTTAGCTGAAACGTAGATGTCTACACCGTACAAGTTTCCGATAAGACCGGAGTTCACAGCTTGACCAGTTACGAAGTCAGAAGACACGTATCGGTCAATACCCATGATGGTGTTGCGGACAGAAGGAGGAATAACAAGCGAACGTCCGTCCATAGGTACGTTGTTGTCATCAAGCTTCTGGATCATGTCGCGGAAGAAAGCATCAGTGAACACGTCAGCCGCTACCATAGTGTCGTCGGTGTACTGAGTAGTAGTACCGCCGTCATTAAAGAAGCAACCAGTGTGCTGATAGTCAGTAGCCGCTGGGCTGAATACGACAGAACCGCCGTCACCAAAACCAGTACCTGCCGCATGAAGATCATTGTCAACCTGCACTGAAAGCGCGTAACCCGCATCTTCAGTGTAGAACTGACGGAGGCTAGAAAGAGCCTGAACTTCTACGATGTCTTCGATAAGACGTGAGTACTCGAAGTGACGGTCAATATCAACTGTCAATTCGCTTTCGGTGTTTGCGATGATAGTAACCGCAGTGTCAGCCGCTTTAGCATTCGCATCGCCACGAGTAGGCTTTGGAATGTGAAGCTTGTCGCCTTTCTTACCTGTCATGGCAAGCTTTTTAACAAGCGGAGCCATCTTCAGGTTCTTTTGATAAGCGGCAATAATTTCATCACTCCAGATCTCTGGAATAAACGTAGCCGCTTCTGTCTTCGCGGTATTACCAGCCGCGCCTGGGTATGTTGCAGTAGCCATGTCAATCTCCTATAGGATTATTTGACTCGACCCTCTGCGTATGCCTGAAGGATTTCACCTGACAGGGCTTGGTAACGCTCGGGGTCAGTTTTCATCAGTTTAATGATGTCGGCCCTGCGATACTGTTTTCTTGCGGTTGACTCTGCACTGCCTCGAGCTTTACCTGTGTTTGCCGCCCGTAGTTGTTGCTTACGCACCTGTTTTTCAACATTAGCGGTTTGCTGAGCAACTACCTTTCTTTCCTTCCAGAGAGAAAAGAGTTCATCAGCCGCGTCAGCATTATACTGTTGGTCGGCTTCTACAAATAATTGAGTCCTAATCTTTGAGCCTGATATCCACTCTGCGAACTTAGGGTCTTTAAGAATTGTTTGCATATCTGGGTGTTTGTTACCCAAGGATGCTAACGCCGCTTGTTTCCTATAGTCCTCAGTGTATCTCTCAGCTTCCCTAATCTTAGGATGGTTCTCAATTGCCCTATTAACAGCCCCTTGAGGATCCGTAAAATAATCAATATCGCTTTCAGGCTCAACATTCTGTTGAGGTGCTGGCGATGGTGTTTGAGTCGTAATGTACTCATCCACTATCTTACGAAGCTCCCCGACCTCGTTAGAGTGCCGACTCATCACCTTTTCAACTTCTTGGTGCATCTGAACAACTTCTTTCAGAGATTTACCTCGGTATTGCTCTGGAATATCGTCGTCAGTGTCGGTCTCTACCGCGTCTTGAGTCTGCTCAACAGCTTCAGCTTGCTGAGTCTCTTCGGCTTCGTTTTCGATGTTTTCCGCATTGCCCTCTTCTTCGAGGTGAGGATCAACCATCGTTGCTCTAGACATAATTAAACTCCGTTTGGAGATTTACGTTTTCTGCCACCTTCTTCATGTTCCCGTACCCACTTCATATGGCGACCTGGAAAGTCCCCACTAGATCCGTCGAGTACGCACTTAGGCGCTGACAGCATTTTAGTAGCATTGGCACCACAACCGCACCTACTGGTTGTAATGCCTTTGCTTACCATCTCTTCAAATACATGACCGTTTTCACAACGGAAGTCATATATCTTATACATCTAACTCTTCTTGCTCTTCCGCTTCGGCTTGGTCTCGCGCCGCAGTAATCGTTGCTTCTAAGTTGATTACTGTAGCTAGAGCGGCAACCTGGCCTTTGCGATAGAACAACTCCTCCTGATCTTTAACTGTTTGAAGGTCTGCTAACTGTCTTGCGTTGTTAGCTAGCTCTTCTATCAACTGCTTAAACCCAGCATGGTTAAACAGTTCATTGTAGTTAGTAAAATACTCCTCAAGTTCAGGTGTCATATTCCTATCTCTCTTTCGTTGATTATGTGCCTTGTAGCACGATTTTTAAAAAATGTCAGGCTTTTCGTGATCGAGCCGTCTTTTTTGCAATCTTCTTTGGTTGAGAAGAGTGTTGCTTTCCAGCCTTAGTATCCTTACGTTTCTTGCGTGTAGTTGCCGCATACTCTTTAGCAGACAAGGATTTGATTGCTTTTTCAGGCAAATATCGCTCACCTGTAGCTTTTGGCCCTTGAGTGGATGGCTTTCCTGATTTAGTACGCCAGTTCTGCTTAGTCCACTTCTTTAAAGACTTTTGAGACTTTTTAAGTGCCATTACTTATAGCCTCCACCTTTAGCCTTGTATTCTTTGGCTAACATCTGCGCTTTACGAGCAGACCATTGACCAGGCTTGCCACCTTTGCCACCTGCTTTAATCTTGTTAAAAAGATTCTTACGCATAGTAGGCTTAGTGTAGTTACCAGCCTGATTAACCTTAGACTTTGCTTTGGCCTTAGGCATGACTACTTCTTTTTCTTTCGATTAGTCATTGTGCGCTGACCACGTTTAGGCAGTGCAGGCTTTTTCTTCTTGGGCTTCATTGACTTCATTCCATAACCAGGCATTGCTTTCTCCTTTGCTCTCTGTGAGAGATCGTCAAAATGAAATAGTTTTACCGACGTTTTACCATGAGTCTTGCCAGAATGAAGTGAACCATCTGGCATTTTGTGTGTGCCACCTTTGTGTTCGGTGCCATCACGCTTGTAATGCTTAACACCTTTAGCCATTACCATTTGACCTTATGCGACCAATAACGCGCAGATAGTTTACTGGGATTTGGGTCTTGAGCGTTGTGACGGGCGTAATAACTTTTTTTCCGCGCTTTATCTTTTGCGGTTTTAGGGTTCTTGCCTGCACCTTTAACTCCCTGCTGACCAAAACGAATTGTCTTGATCTTATCACCTTGTTTCGCTACGACAACGTGCGATTTAGTGGGATGGTTGGGGGTTCTCTTCGGCTTGTTGTACCCGCTTACGCCTACGCGTTCGAGTCGGGGATCCCTGTTGCTCATTGGTTAAAGCCTCCACCTTGGACTGGAGTTCTTGGACTTGGCGTCGGAGCGGCTCCACTTGGGCGTTGAGCCTGTTCAGTAGCATTTGGAATTCTCTGTCGGTTAGCATTCTCTTTTCCTTGGATTTGTTTCTCTTTAATTAAGCGATCAGCAACCTGCATACGACGTTCAAACTCTTTGTCGTCTTGGTCGCCTTCACGCAAGTTTCGTGTAACAGCGTTGATTCTGTCAATCTCAAGCTCTTGCGGTACGACCGCCGCTTCAGCCGCAAGCTTCTGCGCTCTAGCCGAAGACTCTTGTGCTTGTGCAGATAGAGCCGCAGTTTGTGACTGCTGGAATTGCAATTGTGCTTGTTGAGCCGCCATTTGCATTTGTTGTGCTTCAGGGTTGGGTTGCATAGCCTGAGCCATTGCCGCCAACAGTTCCTCGCGGTTAGACAGGTTCATATTGTCTACAACCGACTGGATTAGTGTTGTATAGAGCGGAGAGTCTTTGCCCATAGTCTGCAATAACTGTACCAACTGTGTAACTTCGTATTCCCTAGCAATAATGCCCAGTGTACTGCTGGCATTGAACTTATAGTCCGCAACCGGATAGTTTTCAGGATCAAACTGCATATACCGATGTGCGGCTTTCTTAACAAATGGGATTAGGAAAGACTGTTGGAAGTTAATAAGGGTGCGCTTATGACGCTTAATAAGAGCGCCAAGAGACATACTAATACCTGCCGCCGTTGACTCCCCATTAACTTGTCCAGCGATGCCAGCAGAATCAACTGCACCGGTGGCTTGTTGAACCATCTGTTGTAACGCTCCGGCTTGCGCAAACGTAATCTGGCTAACCTGACCAAAGTTAAACGGTTGAAGTACTTCACGGGGATCTCCATTCGTAAGAATCATCTTGCCAGGACGGACTTCTGGCTTTGCACCTCGTGGCAATCGAGTTGCATCAAGCGCCATCATTGGGTGAATCGTTAAGCTCAGTGCATCAATACGCGCTCTGAGTTCTGTATCCAAAGCCTTTTGGCTGTTATAGCCCTTTTCACAGACGCCTCTTCCCCAAAAACGTCCAGGCACTACATCCCACGGGAATGCTACGACAGGTCTATCGCCCATCATGTAAGGATTAGCTTCCGCTTTTAGGAGTGTGCCACCGTTAGCAACAACAATAACAGCTTCTACATACTTGCCTTCCTCTTCAACTTCTTCATCCATCGCTTCGTTAAGAAGCTCTCTAGGAACGAGGCCGTAGTATTTAGTGAGTCGAACCTTGTCATCGTTGTAGATCGTAATGTCTTGATCGGGTTCGAGGTCAGTGTCAGGAGCCGCAGATCCTACATAGGTATCACGGTATACACCTTGCTCTTGAAGAAGTTCTACTTGATGCTTACTGACAAACTCATCAATGCAAACACCCATAGCCTCATCAACGCTAGTGGCTACAGGGTCAATCAAAAAGTTCTGAGGTAGAACAGGGCGTAGCTTTACTTTGACCCGATCTTGGACATTGACACCTACAGCTTGAAGATCCCCATCCATAATAGGTTGGGTGGCAGGTGCCATTTCTTTCATTTCTTCAATGACGATTTCACCAATGCCTGTACCGAATACGGCGGCATTGATAAGGCATTCCGCAACAGATTTGCGGATCATGCAGTCTTCAAAGTCTTCGGTGAGTTTGTTTCTTAGGAAAAGAACGTCTTCCCTAGAGGTATCACCTAGATTATCGGAGACATCAAACCACTTTCCTCGACCGAATGTAGCCTCTTCCAGCTCTGCCACGTTGGATTCAACAGCTTGTTGTAAAGCAGGAGAGATAATACGGCTACGCTCACTCCGACGCTCGCTATCAGCAGGATCCCAAATCCCACGCCAAAGCCGATAGTATTCTTCAAAACG